GGATTGGTAATCGTGCCGTTCTGCTGCTGATCGGTAGTCGGGTTGCGGGGCTTGGAAGCGCCGCGAGGCTTGAACACGTCCATGGTATTCTCCTTACATCGGTGACGGTGCGCCGCCAGGTGGCATACCCGGTGGCATTGCGGGGGGTCCACCTGCCGGGGCTCCGCCGGGAGGCATTGCGGGTGGCTGCGGACCCATGAGGCCAAGGTTCGGGGGGCCACCAGCAATCGCGCGCGAAACCGGTGAACCGCCGCCCGCCTGGGGCAAATTCTGAAGGAGCTGTAGGATTTCGGCGCTTTGAAGCTCGTTGGTCTTCTGCTTTTTGGGGCCGAGCACAGAAGAGAGCTTAGAGAGAGCGGACATTAAGCTCTGACCCTCGGGGGTCTCAGAACCAATAGCCGGGAGAGACTGTTCAATCAGATCAAGAGCCATGCTCACATTGATCATCGCCGCTTCCCGTTGGCCCTGTTTCGGTTCGGGCGTTGACATCGGGGAGGGCATCGGGGCGGGCGTCATAGCCGGACCAGCGCCGGGCGGCGGTGTGCCGTCCTGCTGACTTTGCATCAAAGCCATAATGTCCTGATCAGCCATGTTGTTTACCTCGATCTACACATATCTGCTGTAGAATTGGGACAAAAGTCAAGGGAGGGGAATTTTTCAGTTCCGCCCACTCCTCGGAACGACTCATAGTCGCTAAACGGGGCTAACCCGTTTATTAGTTAGCGACGAGCCTTACGACCCTTGCGACGCATGTGCGCCTCCATAGCTAGAGGGGTGGATGGTGAATAATGAGCGCCCGCTATTGCGGGAACCCATTAGCGCTTGCCCTTGCGACCCTTGCGACGCATTCGCGCCTCCTACAGTTTGTGTGAGCGTCCCCAAAACTGATTACTTGCGGCGGCTACGACGAGACCGCTTTACGGACTTGTACATTACGCTCTCCTCATAGGTCTATCCGGGCGCGTCACAGGACGGCCCGCCAGATTTCTAACATTGGAGACGCGATATTGTATAGATGCGGGGCGTTCAGCCATAGAGACATCGCGGCCAGTGGCTCGCGGCTGATCTCCGACTCTAACTTGGCCTTGTTCAGCCATCGGACTTTTTCCCCTGCGGAGGCTGTTGGGGCGGCTGGAGGGCCTTCATCTGTTCGGCCTTCTTCAGCTTTTCCTTGAGCATCTGCTTCATCGGTGGATCGAGCATATCAATCAAGGACTCCTTGTCAATAGCCTGAGCCTTATACAGGTTGAAGGCCAGAGACCGGAGGTCTTCCATGAAGATCGGGCTGTTCGAGTGGGCATCGACCTTCACCACAAAATTCCGAGTGAACTGCTCGGGTATGAACTTCATACCTTCGCTTTCTCTAAGGTGGGTCGGATCGTAAGCCTGCATCAGCTTCAGATAAAGCGTGGCGATCTTTTCCAGCGCGCCTTCAACGATCAGCGCGCGTTTTTTAGCGCGCGAAGAGCCAAGTCGAGCAAGCTGGGAAGCATGGCCAGCGGAACGAACGCCCTGCTCACCACGGCCAGATAGAACTTCAGAAATGCCGGACGCCTCAGCAAACATCTGGTCAATTTCGCGAAGCTGTTCATAAAGGCTCTGCGGAAGATCAGGCGCAAGACGTTCGACCTTTGTGTTAGGCATGTCAGTCGCCAACAAACCGCCAGCGCGGTTCAGGGCGAAATTCTTTTCGTCCAGAATGCCGGTGAAGCCTGTAAGGGCAGTCGGCGGGTTCACTTGTTTGGACAGAAGGTCGAGAATTTCATTCATGCGCTTGTTGCGCATTTCCTGAAGGAACATGAGGCGCGAAACTTCAGACTGACCCCAATAATAATCAGGCATTGGGTTAGGGCTGATCTGAATGAACGGGCTCTCGCCTTTCAGGAACATTTTTTCGTTTGAACGATCATAAATGATCACATCAGGATCGGCGCGCGTGATGATTTGATAATCGTTCGCTTCATCGTTCCAAACGTAGAGTTCCGTCATCTCTACGGTGTCTTCCGCAACCTCAGGCTTCATTCGATTGTAGCCGTAAAGGTTGAGGTTCACGTTGCCGTACATGGTCGGATCGACTTGGCTCATGATGATGCGATCAACCCCGTTGGGGGTGTATGGCTCAACATGACCAGACGAAACAACGCGCTTCACAAGAGCATCTCGATTGGGATGCGCGTAAAGCCGACGAAACAGGTCGGATTTGGTGATGTAGTAGGTCTGCGTAAAAGCTTCCTGCCTGTCGAGGTATGGAATGTCTTCACGCAGAACGCCAAAGTTTGACGGGTCGATATAGTAGGGATGGATCGAGCCATCCTTGACGACAAGCTTGATGAACGTCGAATTGTAGACCATCGCCCATGTGAGAGCCGTGTTGAACACCTGATCGGCGTTCGAGTTGTTCCATTCGTCGTTGAGAGATTGTTCCAACTTGGGAATGAAACGATACTGGTCGTCGTGGGCGGACGCACCGAGATTGATCGAGAAGCGCGTGGTGTCAGCCGAGTAGAGAAAGCTGACGAGCTGATCAATGTGCGGGAAAATCTTGTTGTACTGGGCCGGGGCTTCCTCAGGAGCGGACCCAAAGAGGTAGTAGGACTTCAGCGCGGCATAATCCGCCTTGCGGGTCTCCTGAGAGACCGAGCACTTGCGGATCAGGTCGAGGTAGAAGAATTCTCGCTCTTCGGCGTCCTTTGGAATGATCATTTGTCAAGCTTCAGGTTGTCGTGATCAGCCGTGTAGCTGGCAGTCGTTGGCCCGCGCGTGATATTAGCATCCTTGGGCGAAAAGCCAACCTGTTCTCCGGCGACGGGCTTGATCATGCCGCCAAGCATCCCAGCCATGCTGAATTTGCCTGCGTCACCCCAAATGACACCGTTACCGGGGGACTGTTCGGGCGGCTGCTCGACCGGGGGAGCATTGTTGCGGGTCAGATAACCCGTTTGATGCTCGCCCTCGCGGGTGGATTTTATATCGGTCATATTAAAATCTTTTGCCAAGCTCTTGATGTTGTTGTCGTTGCGCTTGGAACGCCCGCCCTTCACCGAGTCCCGCATTGTGGGAGCGCGCAGGATGACCTGGGCCACATCTTCGCACCCAGCCTCGCAGATGGGTTCCCATGCGGTGAAGTATCCGTGCCGAGGGCACCTGTAGTCTCGCAAAATAGCCATGTACATCCCCTTACTTGGTGAATTGCTCGTCGAAGCCGGGCTTGGAGTAGTCCGACTTGTTCTTTATGCCCACTTTCAGGCCGATCTTCCCGTCATTTACGGTCAAGCCTACGCTTTTGGCAAGTCGGGGCTTGGGTTGCTGGCGGTAGAACAGGCTGCGGCGCTTTTTCCTATCATAGACCATCACTACGTCGCCACGGGTCATACGCTCCAGCGCACGGCTGACGGCGATCTGTGTATGTTCGCTCATATCCATATCTTTGACGTAGAAAACCCTTTTCAAGAGGGTTTCGCTGAGGCCGGAGAGTTCCGCGAACATGGGGATGCTGAGTGTCTTGTCCGGGTCTTTCCAGAACCGTTCCATCTGGCGGTAGATTTCCGCCTTGGTCATGATTTTTATCATTGCCCATACATCCCCAGCTTCTTGAGGTAGGAAGACACGTTCCTGCCGACCGACAATTCTTCGGGCGTGATCAGTTCCTGGGAGTGAGAGACCTGACGGGTGAGGCGCTCCATTAGCAATCTTGGCTGTAATTGCTCAGCGTAGGCTGCGCAGGCCAGCGCCATTGCGATCACGCGGTCATCCTTGCCGCGACCCGGCGCGTGAATGGAACCGCCCTCGCGGACGATCCCTTTCATTTCTTCCAAGGTCTCCATCGAGACGACGTTCATCATTTGCCGTTCGAAATAGTCCTTGGTGTAATTCATCATGCGTTCTTTCGAGCCCTGCGTGGTCAGCCAGCCGATAGAATTCGAAATGCCGCCGAGGGTATCGTTCTTGCGCCAGATGTAATTGGTCATTGAACCCAGAACGTGCATGAGGCCCTTGCCCGTAGCGCCGCCCAAAGATAC